TACGGACTAGGAGTTTTTTGTCAAAAATTTCCGTTCCCTATACGCGTTTTGTATCGCCGCGAACCTCCCCCCTGGGGGGTGTCTGCAGCTGAGCTGAGGGGAGTGTACCCCGAAAACCCTTGCGCCGCAGTGGGAGTCGTTAGTTTCTCAGTCTAACGCGACTGTGATAATGACTCCCGTTCTCAACTAGAGTGTGTGTCGCTGACTGCTGACATGTCCGACATCCTAGTCATACCAAGGGATCTCAGCTATTGCAAATGACTCTCATTATCAAGTAATACACCAGTACTAGGGCATGGGTAGTACGCCCGTACCAGTTCGGTTTGCCCTTGTGTTTGTTGTTATCTGTGCCTTCCTATGACCAAATCTAAACAAGAGAAACGAATCAATCAAGTCACACAGCAAGCCATCAGAGACCTCTACAGGCGCATGGAAGCCCTCTTAGACCACGTTCCAGAGGGATGTGACCTAGAGGAGGATTCAGTGGCCTCACAGGCCGTTGGAGACGTGATTGCACTAGAGGAAGAATGGTTCCTTAATCCAATGGTCCGTGAACGCTGCTCACTCATCGACTTCCACTACACCGGAGAGGGTGAGGACTGACTGTTACAGTATGTAAAGCACGTTTAGTCCCACTTGCACCCGTGGAATTGATGCGCCAATAATGGGTGGCAACGGCACACCACCTCAACGATGCCTGCCACCTCTTTCCACATCACCAAGCCCATCCACGCAGCACAGGTCATTACACGTCTTGAACGTGGTGGCTTGACTCTTGATCAATTCATCCTCCACTACGGAGACGAGCTTGACGTTGAGACCGGCGGTAATGGAGACCACTGGTACAACAACGATCAAGTTGAAGAGTTCTACAGGCTTGAGGCCAACGTTCCTACGCCTGATCCTCGTCTTGCCCGTCTGTACTTCTGAGCTAGGACAAAAACGATGATGGTCTCTACAGCATCACGTCCGAAGACAAAGGACATCGTCTATTTCGTCAATGTCTCACCTGTCATTCCAAAGATCATTGCCCGTGTCTCACAGCCTGACGACATGGATGACGATCTCTTCATGAGCAGGTGTGAGGTACTAGCAGACTCGTATGAGCGCAGTCACAGCGGTAGCTTCATAGAGATGTGGGGACCGAGTGACCTGGACGTAGAGGTCTGGCGAAGAGACAGCCGTGACCGGCACTGGTTTGCCAACGACTTGTTTCAAAACATAGTTAGCTCTGTGTTCAGCAAGTCGCACTAAGCCAACCAACCACACACCAAACAACCACGCGGGTTGCCTTCGGGTGCCCGCTTTTTTGTGTCTGTGACTGGCTTGCTTTGTAAACCTGTTGTCATAATTAAATGCCGAAATCCCACTTGCACTCAGCCAAAAGCCACGGCATCATCTCTGCAAGCGGAAGCCGGTGAGTGCTTCTGCTCATGCCAACAAGCGCTGGGATTGCTACGGCAATCACCTTCAGAGGAACCTGAGGGGTCACCAGAGGGGAATAACTGCCCTGGGACAGATCGGAAATAGCCATGACCCGTCAACAGACGGAATGGCATCGACTGTCAATTACTCACCACCACAACACCGCTATCCACCTACCCAAACAAACCGATGATCCATCCAGTTATCGACATCACTGCTGAGACCCTCAGCGTTGAGTCTTGGCCCATCAGCTGCACCATCCAACAGCCAACCACTACTGCTCGCAAACCACTTCCACGTCGCGTTCGTCTGCCCAAGCCCATCTGGTCATCACTGCTGAAAAGCCACGTGATGCTTGACGTTTGACCTGTCACTTGCATTCAGCCAACCGAGATGACACATCAGCAGCTGGCTCAACTTTGGAGCTACCGAGTCATGGACACCAACTGGACACAGCCTGACCTGATCACATGGTTGATGCGAGAGCACAACCACAGGCGCAACACAGCAGAAAAGGCAAGTGATTCAATCTTGGATCTTTTGTTCAGCGCGAACGTTTTGGAAGAGCAGTTCAAATTGCTTTCTCCAACTTGTCTTACTTCAACAGCTACGCAACGCCTGACTTAGAGCCTCTACTGCATGAGGTGTACCAACGCTTCGATGTAAGGGGCGAAGTCCCTCAGTCGTATCTACGGCTACTTCACGACTGCGCCCTTTACGCCCAAGACCTGATGATCACTGGGATCTCAAGGGAAGAGGCGTTGGCGGAGTCTTTCTTTGCCTTTGCCCCTGAGTTTATGCACAACACGCATAACGCGGAAGTTGCGTAGCTCTTCACATTCTCTAAAGGAGCCGCCTCCAAGGGCTAGGCTCTCCCGACCACTTGCATTCAGCCAACCAGTCTGAGGATGCTTCGTTCATTTGTCTGTCAGTACCGCAGTAGCGATGGGCAGCTCAAGGAATACGCCGTTCCAGCGTTGTCCTTTGAGCAGGCTCACGCCGACGCGGTAGCCACACTCGATGATCCTGAATCAATCGTCACCATCTATGAAGACCCTGATGAGTTCGACTTTCTTCTCAAGGAAGTCATGCCGGATGCACACCATGTATGCGCTGTGTGCGGCACTCCTTACGCTGCTTCCGCTGATGTGGGGTGCACTGCTTAGCCCACTGTATTAAATGCGGAGCAGCGACCTTGACCGGGTCGCTCGACAGCTAGCAACAGAGACGCAAGCTCAGCAAGAGCAACGACACAGACTGGCCACGCGGGTAAACCGCGCAGAGGAGCGACGCTACGCAAGCTCCACTATCTACGGCCAAAAGCTACTCAAGCAAACAGTTGGCCCTGTGGCCGACACCATGACTGAGCGGCTTCACCTACTCCGCAGGGGTAGCGCCGCCATTGATGGAGCCACTGTCTATGAACGCCTAAAGAGCGCTGATCCAGACAGATTGGCTCTGATCACAATGAAGGTGACCTTGGATGTCCTAGGTAAGGACGCCAAGCCCGAGCTGTGCGCGTTGACGTTGCCTATCGGCAATGCCATTCAGACTGACTTGCGTCTTGAGTACTACTTCGAGCGCGACCCCGACTTGTACGGTTACTTGCACAAGTCATTTCACGGATCAACTGGCACTCGCCAAAAAGAGACGGTCTTCAAGTACCGCTTCAACAAAGCTGGGATCAAGTGGGACACGTGGAGCAACGACGTAGTCCACAAGATCGGCACCTGGGCTTTCAACTGCATGGTCTCCAAGACTGGCTTCTGCCGTGTGGAGCACACCGTTGTTGGAAAGAAGAAGGCTGCCAACATCGTCCGCTTTACGCCCCGCTTTCTCGACCTCAAGGAAAAGATCCTGTCTCTTGCGGATGACCTGGCCTTCTGTCAGTGGCCAATGGTCTGCGATCCACTGCCATGGTCCAACGACGAGTCTGGCGGTTATCTAACCGGACAGATCAGGGACAACATGCCCTTGGTGCGAGCGGCTCGTCATCCATTGGGACCAGTTAAACAGGGACACGTTCCGATCGACATGCTGAACAACCTTCAGCGTGTCAAATACAAGATCAACAGCCCTGTACTAGCCGTTGCCAACTACTGCTTTGACAACTTCATCACCGTTGGCAAATGCCGTAGAGACAACGCGATCGACATACCGCCGCGGCCTGGTGATCAGGCTACGGAGGAACAGGTCAAGGACTACAAACGTCTGGTACGCAGCATCCATGACAGTAATGCTCAGCTTGAGCAGAAGAACTGGCGCACTACCGAGACGCTGTTTGTAGCCAACAAATTCTCAGACGAGGAATGGTTCACCCATGTGTGGTCAGCTGACTACAGGGGGAGGCTGTACCCGCTGAGTGGCACGTCGCTATCGATCCAAGGCACCGAGTTCGAAAGGTCGCTTCACTACTTCTACGAAGAAGGACCTGTCAACGCCTGGTGGCTTGCCTGGACCGTGGCCACAACACGTGGTCTCGACAAGGCATCCATGGAAGAGCGCGTTCAATGGACAGAGGACAATGAAGAGCTGATTGCTCTGATTGCTTCTGATCCGATCGAGCATCTGGATCTATGGAAAGACAGTGACGAGCCGTGGTCTCACCTTGCTGCTGTACTGGAGTACGACGCTTGTGTTCTAAAAGGAACCAAACGTTCAAGCGGATTGCCATGTGGCATTGACGCCACCCAATCCGGGATCCAGCACATGTCAGCCTTGACGCTCTGCGCTGACGGCGGAGCAAAGGTCAACCTCTTGCCATCTGAAAAACCCTGTGATGGCTACCGCTTGGTTGCTGAGCGGGCGTTGGACTTCATCGATGACAAAGAGGTTCATCCCTTCATCGACCGGCGGGTCGCCAAACGTCCGACCATGGTCCTTCCCTACAGTGGGACCAGGGAAAGTTCACGAGGGTACATACGCGAAGCGCTACGTGACAAAGGTCTTGACCTCACAGTGCCCAAACGCCTGTCCCTCATCACAACCGCCATCTACGACAAGGCCATTCCTGAAATCTATCCAGGCCCTGTTGAGGTGATGAACTGGTTCAAGCGCTCTGCAAGAGACATCTTGGAGAAGCGTGAGTTCATCCAGTGGACCAGCCCCAGTGGCTTTGTGGTCCGGCAGGACTTGCGAAAGAGCGAGTGCAAACGGATCAAAACCCGAATCATGGGCGAGATGGTTCGAACGACCATCGGCACCTCATGGGGTGATCCGGATGTGAACCATCACGTCAACGCACTTAGCCCCAACGTCATCCACTCCAATGACTCAGCCTTGATTCACCTGACGTTTGTCGAATGGGACAAACCGTTCAGCGTGATCCATGACTGTGTTTTGGGCCGGAGCTGCGACATGACACAGATGAGCCGGGAAATCCGGACGCATTTTGTGGAGATGTATAAAGCGCCGGTCTTGGAGCAATGGGCTGAGGAAGTCGGAGTCAAGGTCCCTGACGGTCTTGTCAAGGGGACGTTGGACATCGACCTTGTGAATAAAAGCACCTATTTCTTTTGCTAATGGTGTTATGCCAGAAGAGTACAGCCGTACTGCCACAATGGTAGAGCGGATCCTTTGGTACGTCGAAAACGGCGAACATGTCAAGGCCAGCGCCTTGGCTCGTCTAGGCGATGAGCTGGAAGATGCTTTCCAGTGGGAAGTCAGCTTCGATGCTGTCCTGACCGATATGTAGATCTGATGCAGATCTGCTGTCGGCTTTGGCCTTTCCGCCGGCTAAATTAAATCGCCTTTAGCTTGCACTCAAGAAACGAGTGCTCCCCAGTGGCTTCTTCCGTCACGTCAGAGCGGGTTCTTAAGCTTTACAACGTTCTGGAAATCCTCCGTTCGCGGGGTGGGCGTGAGTTCCCGCTTCAACTGGCTTCAGCCCTGCTTTACATCGGTTCACACGATGGGCTTTTGCAAGAGGAACTTGTAGAAGCGACATCGATGTCACCGTCTTCGGTGAGCCGAAATGTGACCTGGCTCGGTCCCCGCCACCGACTTGGTAGTGAGGGACTAAAATTAGTGCGTAGAGAAAAGGATCACAAAGATCCCAAGCGCTGGCGTCTCTGGCTTACCCCAGAAGGCAAGCAGTTTGTCCGAATTCTCGAATCCTGTCTGGACTAATCCAATGGCAACTGTCGTTAAGAAGCGCTGCCGCACCTTGGGTGACGCTGGCGCTTACACACACGAGCACAAGTGGAAGGGAACCCGCTCAGAGCGGACCAATTTGATCAACCTCAATCACGGCTACTCTTTTTGTGGGAAGTCAGTCCCACTAAGCCAACTGGCTGAGCCGTGGTGGTGGGATCAGTTCGTTGCCTTCCATAAGAAGGAGAACCCCCAGTGGTCCGTGGCGACTATGAACCGGGTCAGATCGGCGGTCACGACCTGTGTGAATTTCACACGGGAACGGGGCTTGCACTCTGTCAAGGTTCCTGAGTGCGTCAAGCGGGTGCGCGAGCTACGCAACCGTCACGTCTTCTACACACGTGAGCAGGTCAAGAAAATGAGCCGCATTGCGGCTGAGTATTTCAACGACCCTGCACTTTCACGGGCGATCCTTGTGGCACCTTCCACTGGGATGCGTCAAACGGAGCTACTTAAACTCCGAGCAGAAGACATTGATTTCGATGCGAACTGCATCTGGATTGGCGGCAAGCCAAATCGGGTGACTAAGAACTCTGAGTACAGGGCTGTTCCAATTAGCCCTTCGATTCAGATTCCTTTGCATGAACTTGTAAAGGAAGCAAACTCACCCCGCACCCGAATCTTCGGTCAGTACTGGGACAACGGTGACCAGCTCCGGCGCCAATTCAAAAAGGTGCTGGACGCCATGGAGATCGACGACCCTCAGTACTGCTGGCACACCTTCCGTCACACCTTCGCCACTTGGCTGGGTGAAACCGAGACACCCCGGACCATCATGGACTTGGGTGGCTGGAAGGACATGACGATGGTGACGCGCTACACGCACGCCACCGATGAGGCCAAACACAAGGCCCTAGCTGGGCTTTGGGGGTCTGACTAAAAGCGACTAACGCTTTCGCCACGCGGGTAGCAACCCGCTCTGATACGCTCACACAGCGCCACGGTCACGGCTGAAAAGCCAGGCCAGCACTATGCGGATGTGGCGGAATTGGTAGACGCGCTAGTTTCAGGTGCTGAGAAGCAGTGCTTGCCAACTGACAACTGAAATTCTCTGAGCGGCTCAAAAGCCGCTTTTTTATTGGGTTTTTACCCGATTGCACTAAGCCAAATACTATGTGCCAGGCACTAACGCGCTCGGATTTGGACTTCCTTTTCGAGCTCCGCTTCCTGTTGCTTATGTCTTTAAGCGAAGAAGCTTACAAATCTTATTTACGAAACAACCTCATCTTTGACTTGTGAGAAAAAACATTGCCAAAGAAATTGAGGGGCTCTCAAATTCTGAAATCGAGGATCTTCTCGACGATTTAATTGAAGAGCTGGAGTGGGATTTAGAAAATCTGCCTACTAAATATGCAGACACTGACTTTCACTTCGATAAGCCTCACCTGGCTGAATACCGATTCCCTGAACGCTACTAACCACTAACACCATGGCCAAAAACCGCTACGTCTTTGACACAACGCTCGAAGGATTTATCAACTGTGGCGAACCCTCAGGTCAGTACAACAACTGTTGCTTCGCATTCCAACTTCCTGAAGGAGTACTGGAGCAAGCCGAATCCGACCGTGAAGAGCTGCTCGAATGGGCTAAATCCAAAACCGGAAGCAGCCGATGCAACGACCCAAAGTGGACCGATGAAGGTCTAGTCAAGTTCTCATTCGATGGTGAAACTGGTCGCCCACGTCCCGTCTTTGTTGACACTGCAGGTGAACCTCTCTCCATGGAAGTACAAGCTTCCATCCGTAAAGGGACCAAGGTTCGTCTGATTTGTCAGCAAACTCCTTACACAAAACCTAAAGCAGGAACCACTATCAAGGTGCTTGGTGTTCAGATTATTGAGCTAGTTGCTGGCAGTGGTGCTATCGACTCTGGCGATTTGTCCGTGGATGACATCACCCAAATCTTTGGAAAGACCAAAGGATATAACCAAGCCGAGCCGATGGTTCGTGAGGAATCTTCATCTGACGACAACGCTTACGATTTTTAGTCGACTAAATGAAAATGCGCTCCGGCCTGGAGGAGCGAGTTTCTAAATACTTTGATAAACATAACGTTACTTACTTGTATGAAGCAAGCAAGTTTCCCTATGTAATTGAGTCGCAATACACGCCAGATTTCTTTCTCCGTAACAATGTCGTCATCGAATGCAAAGGCTTCTTTAAGCCGAGCGACAGGAGAAAGACTCTGGCAATTAAAGCTCAGCATCCTGATTTAGATCTACGTTTTATCTTCCAGCGCAACAATACCATCAGCAAAAACAGTTCAACTACTTACGGCGATTGGTGTACTAAGCACGGTATTCCCTATTGCATCTATCCAGACATTCCAGAGGATTGGCTGCAATGACAACAACAAACGATCAGGCCTTCTATTTGATCGATGATTTCGTTCGTCAGCTCGAAGAACAGGGGGTCCCCTTCCAGGAGATCCTCGCGCTTATGCGTGAATATATCGAACTCTGCGAAGAGTTGGTCTTGTGACTAATGACTCCGAGTTTGTACGTCATGAAGCGTGTCCTAATTGCCCAAGTTCTGATGCTTTCAGTATTTACAGCGACGGGCATGGTTTTTGTTTCTCTTGCCACTACAGGCAAGCTGCTACCGGAGAGGTCCAAATGTCAACACAGCCGTCAGCTGTGACGTATGACGGGGACTTCGCATCGATCCGATCGCGCAAGATCTCCGAAGAAACTTGCCGCAAATTCAACGTCCGAGTCGATGAGGGTCCGGTCATCCGGTTCCCCTACTACTCCGACTCGGGTCGTCTGATCGCGTACAAGGAACGGAACCAAGACAAAGAGTTCCGCTGGCACGGCAAGAACTCTGACCAACAGCTGTTCGGTCAACACTTGTTTGGTGCTGGCAAAACCATTGTCATCACAGAAGGTGAGATGGATGCTCTTGCCTGCTGGCAAGCAAGGCCCAAATGGCCTGTGGTTTCCATCCCCAATGGAGCCAAGTCAGCGCGTAAAGCTCTGTCCGCTCAGCTCAAATATCTGCTGCGCTTCGAAGAAGTCGTACTCATGTTCGACTCTGATGAAGCAGGAGTTGAAGCAGCAGAAGAATGTGTTTCTCTTTTTCCTCATGACAAAGTATTTCTTGCCTCCCTGGCTCAGTACAAAGATGCTTCTGATGCGTTGCAAGCGGGCGACCAAGAGGCAATTCGCCAGGCTGTTTGGAACAAAAGGACTTACACGCCTAAGTCAATAGTCGATGGATCTACTTTATTTGATCTTGTCTCTAGTCCAATCCGCGGTAGAGATGCTGACTGGCCCTATTCAGGGCTGAATGAAGTTACATCTGGACTGCGTCTATCTGAACTTGTCGTACTAACGGCGGGCTCAGGGACGGGGAAATCGACCCTGGCGGGCGAGGTTTGTCAGGCGTTAGTCGATCAGAACTTTTCTGTCGGGTACATAGCACTTGAAGAATCAGTCAAGCGCACGGCACTCAGGTTGATGAGTGTTAAAGCCAACAAACCCCTACACCTTAATAATGAAATTCCTGAAGAAGAACTACGTTCCGCCTTTGATGCTTCTTTGGGTCTGGGGCGTGTCTATCTCCGTGATGGTTTTGGCTCTATCGATCCAGCCCACATTCTCTCGGATATTCGGTTTCTCGTTCATAACCATGGAGTGAAGTGGATCATCCTTGACCACCTCTCAATCCTAATGAGTGGACTTGAAATGGATGACGAGCGAAAGACAATCGACCGCACCATGACAATGCTCCGCTCTTTCACAGAAGAGACAGGAGTAGGAATGATTCTGATCTCCCATCTACGTCGCTCTCAAGGTGACAAAGGTCCAGAAGACGGAGCCAAGATCAGCTTGCAAATGCTCAGGGGCTCGCACAGCATTTGCCAACTAGCGGACCAAGTCGTCTGCCTACAACGCGACATCTCAAGCGGTGAAAACACTGCAGAGATTGTTGTGTTGAAGAACCGATTCACAGGAGCTACAGGTTCAGCAGGAATCCTGTCGTACTGCAAAGACACAGGACGCCTGGCTGAAATCCCTATTACCAAATCTGAACCAACCACGCGGGTAGAAGAAAGCTATGCCTTCTAAACCTTGGAAACTTGTCTTCTTCAAAA